AATTTCTCGATTTTTAAATTTGCGCAGATTAATATCTAAATGATTATATTCCAAATTTTTAATATTTTTTCTGATATCATCAAATCTAAATTCATCCAAAACAAAACTGAAATTAAATCCTAATAATATTGGATAAACTAATTGTATATCCGTTGGCAAAAATTTTCCTATCTCATATATCTGATTTCTATCAGACACAATGGATAACTCGAAAGACCTTACGTCATTAGCGATAAATAAATTATTAAAATTTACATCAATAGAATGAAAATCATATATATTTAAATCTCCAAGATTTTTATATGGGGTATAATTGCCAGTTATTTCAGCCATTTCTCCATATATAGTTGAATCCACTGTCACGGATATTGGCGATCCATAATCATACCTCATTCCATATCTATTAACGGTTCCACTAGAAAAAAGTAAATATCTATCCCCATATTGTATAGACCCAGAGAATAAATTATTACCCGTAAAATTAATAAAAGGATCATCTGGATTTCCAAAGATATCTACTCGTAATTCGCCTATTATTGGAGAGGATACCATATCAATAACCCCAGTTCCGTCAATATTATATATAAGATTTGTATTAGTTTGATAAGATGTATTTAAGCTTCTTACACCCGATACAATCTTATTATTTACATATAGATTTTGGTTGAAATTATCGCTATACATTATATAATATTTACACCGATAAGGTGTAATAAATATTAAGGTAAAAGGTATATGCCAACGATTAACGATGTAATATCCGGATGGAGAGCTTCTGTTACGTATTCAAAGTACGGAATAACTTCTGGCGTAAATAATAGATATTACTATTCTTTAAGAGATAATAATCTAAATAATACTCCAGATTCTAATTTAGGTACATTTTGGGATGGTTATATATTGATAAACTCTCAATATGTGCCAGATTTTTTTTGGCAAGCTTCTTATACTTCGGTAGCCCAATCAGCGCCAAGAATAACAAAAGTTCAATTTGGCAATGGATATCAAAAAAGAATACCTGATGGATTTAACAATAATCTTCTAACATTTCAATTAAATTTTGAGTCTAGAAAAGAAAATGAAATAACCAGCATAATTCATTTTTTGCAGCAGATGAATGGGCAAACTGCTTTTATTTATAATCCGCCTGCAGTTTATGGTAAAACTTCTAATTATAACACGAGATATATATGCCCAAATTGGGAAGTTTCTTATAATTTTTATCAAAATTATACCTTAAGGGCAACTTTTGAAGAAGTTACGGCGTAATATGTCTTACGAAATTTATCCACCTCCTACGCTTGGTCTTCCTCCTTTCGGTGGGGGCGGAGATGGTGACGGTGAGATTATACCATTAAATACCCTAAATGGAGCAAATGTATTTGCGCAGATTACGTCTGGGGTAAAATTAATAAATGAGGAAGCGGGCTCGTTAAACCCATCTGCCCCAGTTTTTCTTTATGAAATAGATTTATCTGAGATATATCCCCAAACTTCCTTGATAACAACGTCAAATCAACCAATAAACCAAGGCGTGCTTAGAGTTTATAATGATTATAATCTTTTTAATATAGCTAGTATTCGGGGCAGAATTTCTTGGCAAGGTAATTTTTATTATCCATTCCCAATCGCTGCAGAAGGTTTCGATATCAGCGCCGCAGGAACCTTACCAAATCCTAGGGTAGTATTTGCAAACGCAAGTCCGGATGATATAAATAACTCTTTTTATAAGTATATAAGAATGCAAGTTCAATCTTTAGGAGATCTTGCGGGGTGTAAATTTACAAGAATTAAAACATTTTTAAAATATTTGCATCCTAGTAATTTTCAAAATAATGTAAATCCATATAATGTTAACGGTAGGATCTTTGAATTAGAATTACCAAAAGATATATTCTATATAGATAGAAAAAGCCTAGAAAATAAAACAACTATTGAATATTCTTTAGCGTCAATATTAGATTTAGAAAATGTTAATTTGCCATCCAGAACGGTGTTGGCGACAAAGTGTCCATTTCAATATCGTGGAGAAGGATGTTTATATGAATATCACAAAAGAATTACAGATAAACATAGCGGTGTATATTCTCAATGCCGAAACGTACCAGTTAACACAATTAGTCTCCCACTCGAAGCGCCTCCAGTTTCTACAGATAATGACGAAGTATTTTTAGGGGAAGTACTTACCGGAAGGCTGGAATCTTCTTGGTCCGATCAGTTTAGATTTTCTGGGATAAGATACGGAAGAGTAGGGACAAATGGCAGTACATGGACAAATACATCTTTTACAAGTTTTAGCCAAGCAAACCTTATTGATAATAATTATTCAACTGTTGGAGCTGTATCTGCTGCTGCAATATGCAGTATAGCGATTCAATTACCGCAGGAAGAAGAAGTAACTGCGATAAGGATTAATTCTTCAACAAGTATTGTAAATAATTTTAATGTTGATTTTTCTATGGATAATGGAAGTACATGGCGTGCTGTAAATGATATTTCCGGTGCGCCAAGAGACTGGCACCTAAGTGGCCGAGCAGCGGGTACATATGTTTCGGGCTGGCCAAGTGTAGGTAGACATCGATGGTGGAGAATTAGGACAACTAATTCTGCCCCAAACACAAATTTAACAGAAATTGAACTTAGTGGTCAATACAGAATTGGAGACAGCGGCGCATGGAATTTAAATAATAGATATCATCGTGGAGAATTTGTATTTTTAGAAAAACTAGGAATAAAGTATTACTATGTATGCTTGTCTGGGCATACATCAAATCCATTTAATTCTCCACCTAACAGAATTTTTTGGGGAAGTGATCATTGCTCGAAAAGCATTTCTGCATGTAGACAAAGATGGCAAACAAACCCTTATTTTAGACCAGTGCTATGGCCAATAAGCAGAGGAGGATGGAGTCAACATTTTTATGGAATGATGCTGGGTAATTTTAATCTTACTTACGCACCCGTAGGTGATTTAAATACTTGGCCAAGAAGAGCATGGGTGGAGGATAATACAAGCTCAAATAAATATGCATGGGGCTTACCCAAAGATTATACGGGTCAATATTTAAATGGATTTTTGCCTTTTGGCGGATTCCCTGGGGTAAATAGGAGATCTTAATATTATGATTTCAAACGATTTAAAAAATCAAATAATTAGTCATTATAAAAAAACATTTCCTAAGGAATGCTGCGGGTTTATTGTAGAAGATAAAAGTAATAATATATGTTGTTTAGCTTTAGAAAATCAATCTGAAGAAAATGATTATTTTATAATAGACCCCGTGGATTATTTGAATATAAAAAATAGCTTTAATATTAAATATTTATATCATACTCATCAAAATGAAAATAATTTTTCTAAATTAGATTTAAAATGTGCAGAAAATTTAATGATAGATTTAATCTTATATACATTAGATAGTAATATATTTAAAATATATAAATATAAAGAGAAAGATATTTTATATGGTTAAAATAACTTTACATGGAAAATTAGGGAAAGATATTGGAGAAACTTGGAGCTTGCAAGTTGATAGCGTCGCAGAGGCTATGAGGGCTATTGAAGCTAATACAAAAAAATTTAAAAAATGGATTATAGATAATCATAAAGATTATGTATATATAACTTTAATAAATCAACAAATCGTAAGGTACGATAAAGTACAAGATTTTTATGCTATTAAATCTGATTTATTTATAGAGTTCAAAGATAAACTAGAAACTATAGATGTTATACCAATTGCAGAAGGCGCCGCATATGGAGATTTCAGTAGATCGATAGGGGGTAGCGTAGGAGGTGGTTCTAGAATGTATACAGGAAGCAGAAGTTCAAGTGGAGGAGTAACATATACAGGGACTAGGGTCGGTAATAATAGCGGACTTTATGGTGGTAGTTCTCGCACGGGGAGTAGTGGCAGTAGATCTGGCGGTAGCACTTCTCGCACAGGCGGAGGCGGCGGAGGCGGCGGAGGCGGCGGAGGCGGCGGAGGCGGCGGAGGCGGCGGAGGAGGCGGAGGAGG